TGTGATATACGGATGGGAGTTCAGGACAGAGGCTTAATATGTCCTACTGATGGATTAGACAGCATTCAAACTCCTGGATATTTTGGTCACATTGAATTGGCAAACCCCGTGTTTTATATTCAATTTTTAAACACCATTGTTAAAATCCTCCGATGTATTTGTTTTAAATGTAGTAAGTTGAAAATCAGTAAAATAAAATATAAACATTTTTTAAAATTGTCCCCCGAAAACAGATGGGCTCAGGTATTTCCTTATGCAAGTAAAATTAAAAGATGCGGTGAAGATACCGATGATGGTTGTGGCATTAAGCAACCAGTCAAAATAGGCAAGATAGGTTTTGCCACTCTAAAAGCCGAGTGGGAAAATGCACCAAATTCAAACGAGGAAATGTCTATTGTGTTAACTCCGGATATAGTATTGAAATGTTTCAAGGGAATGACGGACGATGACATATCATTTATGGGGTTTAGTCCGATATGGGCTAGACCGGAATCAATGATATGTAACGTATTAGCAATACCGCCTCCGGCAGTTCGCCCGTCAGTTAGAGTTGATTCGCATCAAAGAAGTGAAGACGACGTAACTCATAATTTATCTGATATAATAAGAGTAAATAAGCAACTCCAAGAAAAAATATTCACAAATGCTCCTCCTGCGATTATAGCCGACTTGACAAATATTTTACAATTCTACGTGGCAACTCTTATAGACAATAAAATACCAGGTGTCAGTAAAGCCACGGCGCAACGATCGAATAGGGCGTTAAGAACAATAAAAGAACGATTAAACGGAAAACATGGGCGAATTAGAGGAAATCTTATGGGAAAGAGAGTTAATTATAGCGCAAGATCTGTCATAACACCCGACCCAAATATAGGCATTGAACAACTTGGTATTCCTATGAAAATCGCTCAAAATATTACAAAACCAGTAACTGTTAATGAGCACAATAAAATGTTTCTAACTCAACTCGTTACGAATGGACCTTTTAAATATCCTGGTGCTAACATTCTTGAAAAAAAACACGGGAAAATCTCACTATCGATAAATCAAATTGATAAAAGTTCGATTAATGTAGAAATAGGAGACATTGTACATAGACATATGATGGACGGTGATGCGATATTATTCAACCGGCAACCATCATTACATCGAATGTCTATGATGTGTCATATTGTAAAAATTATGAGAGTCGGCGATACGTTTAGAATGAATGTTGCTGACACTAAACCATATAATGCCGATTTCGACGGGGATGAAATGAATTTACATATGCCTCAAGACCCAGAAAGTGAGGCCGAGTTAAGGAATTTAGCCGCAGTTACTTGGCAGCTTGTTAGTCCGGCCGATAACAAAACGATTGTGGGGATTTTTCAAGACTCGTTGCTTGGGTCATATATGATGACGCGAAAAGATATCAATTTCGATATTAGAACTGCGATGAACTTATTGATGAAATACGATAAAGTAGATTTATCTAAATTGATAAAAAATAAAACCGGCAAAATCTCAAGTTTTGAACTTCTGTCGCAGATAATCCCGCCGCTCACGATTGTTCGCAAAACATCTAGATTTGCAGAGGAAGAAACTGCGAGCAAAGAAAAAAAGAAAGAACAATACAATTCGTCGAACGATGTATTCGAAATAACTAATGGTGTGTTTCGGAGAGGCCAGATGGGCAAAGACGTATTTGGGGATGGGAGCAGCGGGTTAATACAGAGAATTTGTAACGATTATGGAAATGAACATTCTGCGAAATTTATAGACAATTTTCAGAATATTGTGACTGAATATATGAAATCCGCATCATTTAGTGTAGGTATAAGTGATCTGATTGCGAATAAAAATACTACTACCAAAATAATACAAGCAATAACTAAAAAAAAAGAGGAAGTCAAAAATTTGACAGACCAGATACATCTGGGGATTTTCGACAATAAAACCGGAAAGTCCAACGAATATGATTTTGAAACACGAGTAAATAATATTCTTAATATGTTGGCAAATGATACTGGAAAAATAGGCAAACAAAGTTTAGATCCGACGAATAGATTCGTGATTATGGTTAATGCCGGATCTAAAGGTAAGGATTTAAATATATCGCAGATGATGTCTTGCGTAGGGCAACAAAACGTAGATAATAAAAGAATCGCGTATGGGTTTGAAGATAGAACTCTTCCGCATTTCACAAAATACGACGATTCTCCTTCAGCACGCGGATTTGTCGAGAACTCGTTTATTTCTGGATTAACTCCCACCGAACTATTCTTTCATGCGATGGGCGGTAGAATGGGTATCATTGATACGGCAATTAAAACATCGCAAACAGGATACGTTCAGAGACGGCTTATTAAGGGATTAGAAGACTTAAAGGTGGAATACGATATGACAGTCAGAAATAATCAAGGGAAGATTATTCAATACGGCTACGGCGAAGACGGGTTTGACCCGGTGCGAGTTGAAAAGCAGCAGTTAAATATTGCTCTCATTTCAATCGAAGAAATATATTCACACTATATGCCCATATATGATAGTGCTGGACGAATAATGAATATGATATACACGACTAACGCAATAAATAAGATGAATAATCAGACTAATGAATTGAATGCGAAATTAAAAAGTATAATTGATATGACTATATCAGCTAGAACAGATTTAATTAAAAATGTATTTTCGGGTAGAGACAATAAGCATGTTTACGCGCCTGTGGCATTTTCGTATATTATTGATAATATCAAAGGACAACAGTATATTTGCGATAGCTCACTCGTAGATATAACGCCGTTAGATGCGTATAAAATTATAGATGCCGGGTTTGAAGTAATATCGTCAATGTATTACATTAAGCCAAATCAGTTGTTTAAGGTGTTATTTTACTATTATTTAAATGCCAACAATCTATTAAATGTTAAACGATTCAATGAAAAGGCAATTAATGTGTTGATGACTAACATAGTGTTGATGTATAAAAAGGCAATCGTTGCACCAGGGGATATGGTCGGTATGATTGCAGCGCAGTCTGTCGGAGAACCTACAACACAAATGACGTTGAATACATTTCATTTAGCAGGCGTGGCGACCAAATCAAATGTAACACGTGGGTTGCCGCGTATGGAAGAAATATTGTCATTGTCGGAAAATACAAAAAATCCGTGTTGTACAGTGTATCTTCTTCCGTCGGAAGAGCAGGACCAGGAAAATGCGAAAAAACTTATACACCGAATCGAATATACTAAACTTAGTTCAATTGTTGAAAAGGTTCAGATTTTCTTCGACCCGAGCGACAAACAAACCATCGTAGAAGAAGATAAAATAATGATGATGCAGTTTAATGCATTTGAGGAATTGCAAAACGAGGAGCACAGCGGAGCTGAAGATATAGAGAGGTCTAAATGGATAATACGTCTTAAATTTAACGTTGACGAAATGCTTGACAAAGATATCAGTATGAACGATGTGCATTATACAGTAAAAAAGATATATGGCAATCAAGTGAGCTGTGCTTTCTCGGATTATAACGACGATAATTTAATTTTTAGAATACGACTGAAAATTGATAAAAAACAAGATAAAAAAACGACATCGGATAAGAAGGCGCCGTTAGATGCAACTGACCAGATTTGCATATTAAAAACATTTCAAAATTCGCTATTGGACAATACGATTATGAGCGGGGTCGATAGCATCGATAAAGCAACTCCTCGTAAAATAACGGATAGTATAGTAATGGTCGAGGGAAATTACGAAAAAAAGGTAACATGGGTCGTTGATACTGTTGGTAGTAATTTAATGGCATTATTAAGTTTAGATTATATTGATACCACGAGAACATATACAAATAATATACAGGAGATTTATTCTGTTATGGGAGTCGAGGCAGCAAGACAATCAATCCTTAACGAACTCACCGAGGTGATTGAATTTGATAACGCGTACATCAATTATCATCATCTGAGTCTATTATGCGACAGAATGACGTGTAATGATAAATTGGTGTCTATATTCAGACACGGAATAAACGGGGATGATATTGGTCCGCTCGCAAAAGCATCATTTGAAGAAACGCCTGAAATGTTCTTAAAAGCTGCAAGACACGGAACACTTGATAATATGCGAGGTGTTTCCGCAAATGTAATGTGTGGGCAAGAAGGGTATTTCGGCACAAGTGCGTTTCAGGTTGTGTTGGATATAGACGAGATGAAAAAACTCGTACCTTTAGCGCAGCCGCCTTCAGACGATTCTGTAATCGAAACAGAGTTTGATAAAGTCGTAGATAGTGATAATTGTAGCAAATCCAATTTGAATATCACAAACAATGCAGAGAATATAGAAAATAAAGAGCTGGGTTCGTATAATAATGATTATGAGTTGAATATGTAGATTAAAATATATCAGCCGAGTGGTATATAACGCTTATATTTATTTAATTGTAAATAAATATAATATTATCATTAATTTAAAATAAGTTACGTAAATAGCCACCAATAGATATTTTTTTTTCTGATATTAGGGGAGTTATCATTTGCTTTTGTTGCGATATATCTAAAATATATTTACTCTTAGCGTCACTATTTTCATAGCCCCTAGGCGTTGAATCATCTGAGAATGATTTATATAGAAACGGATGAGTATTCGTGGAATCAATTTTATTCGCATTGGTACACTTTATCCCAATGTCTTTACATGCATTTGTTTGGTTTATCTGTATAATTTTGTCCGCGTTTCTAACCATATATAAGCGATAATTCCAATTTGTATTTATATCATTATCTCGTAGTAATTTAGAATTTTCGGAATTGCCTGGTTGCCAAGAGGAATTAACATTTGTATTATCTGACCACGAATTCATTATATTATTAAAATATATTAACTATTAATATTTTATTTATTTGATAGTAAAACAATTAATTCATTTTTTTTCAGTTTTTTAATAGTTTCTTTCCTTTCTCCGGTTTTGGCGTGTAACATCTTTCTTAATTCTTCGACCTTAAATTGAGAAAGGGATTCGATATATTTGGCTAAATCCGTAGCGTCGCTGTTGCCACTGATTTCTTCCTTGATTTCACATATATCTTCCTTGATTTCACATATATCTTCCTTGATTTCACCTATATCTTCCTTGATTTCTATATCTTCCTTGATTTCAACTATATCTACACTATTGGGAGACGTTAACCCTGAAATAGAATTTAAAATTTCCATCGTCACGTCGTTTTCGTTCATATCATTTTGGCTTTTAGCTCTAAACAAGCATATGTTTTCGATATCTAATTCAATGTGTTGGACATTCATATTTTCAAATCCACGGTTAAGACGTATAATTTTAACTTCCTGTTTCGTAGGGTTTTTCTCGGATGAACCCTCGACCGCGTTTGTCTCCATATCCAGTTGAACTTTATCCGTCGAATTATCATATTCGCATCCGGATTCATCGGATTCATCCGATTCGCTACCAGTGTCATCGCTTTCAGAATCACTATCATCAGACAATTGTATTTTTGTGGATTTTTTTTCGGTAGACATACATACATTTACTTCACCGACATCCTTTACTGCAGTGAGAGCTTCTTCTGAAGCTAGTTCTATAGTATGTTCTCTAGTAGAACACCCCTTCACTTCTTCTCTCACCTCTGTCATTAAGGAAAATATAATTTTATTATTTTTATCAACATAATTATGTAGTTTGATTATCTTATAATGTAGATAACCAATTAATCCTAAACCGATACATATGAGAACGTTTATCAAAAATTGTCGTCGGTCCATACTTATTAATATATAATATATATTAAATTATTATTTAACGAATTGAATGTATAATTTAATTATATCATATGAACCAGTATATTATTGATAAAAGATTTAAATATAAAACGTTTATAATGTATATTAATGGACAAACTTGATGTCTTAGATATTTTTAATCAACAATTTAAGGAGTTTGTGGAAAATATTTCAAAATCGTTTCCAAGAAATACAACAGTCTCGCAGATGAAAACCGCATTAGGTCTTATAGGCGTGGTAAAGCCCACACTTATATATAAGGGTTTCAAAAAAAATGTAATAGACATGTATAGAAATGAAATTGAGTCGGGTGATATTACCTTTTTTATCGACAAGGATTATAAACAAGATGTAACTATAGCCGTGTGCAATATGGTAGATGACTTGTCATTTTTAAAAAAAACCGTCGATTCCGACTTAACTTCTATTTTAGAAAAAATAGATGCACTTAGAGAGCCAGTGAGGGAAATGAATAAGGAAGAACAAAAAAATGTAATGAAATATATACAAAACTTAATGAAATTGAGCGATTTATATGAAACGCGTTAATATGATTTAAAAAAAACATTTAAATATATCAATGAGTGGTGTAAACGAAGATGTAAAACAAGAGCACAAAAAAACATTAAAAGATTTACATAAAGCTATAGTTGATTTTACGAGAGATATTTTAACAACGTTTCCCGAAGAAAAAAAGAATATTTCTAAGGAACTTCAAGAAATAATTGAAAAGGACTATATATTAAACGATACAATGACTTCTATCCTTGCGCAATTCAAAAGCGTATATATGGAACGTTTTTTTGACATTCTTTACCAGAATAAAGATATTTGCGCTCAGCATATTTTTTTCTTACCTGGCATAGATTTTCATCGGGTATGGAACGATTCTAGCTTAAGCGATAATTCGAGAGAAATGATATGGAAATATATACAATTAATAGTATTAACCCTAGTTTCATTAACCGATAATAGCTCTGATTATGGCGCGGCGTCGAAGCTTTTCGAGAATATAAACGACGAAGAGTTTAACAAAAAAATAAAAGAGACAATTGATAAAATGCAAGAAGTATTTACAAAGACTCCGTCAGATTCTGATAGCTCGGCAGACAATAAACCTAATATTTCACTCGAAGATTTGCCTAAACCCGAGGATATACGGGAGCATTTACATGGGATGATGAATGGTAAATTAGGCAATTTAGCTAGAGAAATCGCTCAAGAAACTGCATCTGATTTAGCGGCGGATATGGGAAACCCAGAATCGTTAAACGATGTGTTTAAAACCCTCTTACAAAACCCTACAAAAATGATGGGGCTGATTAAAAAAGTAGGTGATAAATTAGATACCAAAATGAAAGAAGGAGCTATGAAAGAAAGTGACATGTTGAGCGAAGCAAGCGATATACTCCAAAAAATGAAATCAATGCCTGGTATGGGAGATATTCAGGCAATGCTATCAAGGATGGGTATGGGGCATATGATGCCTGGCGGGAGTAAACTAAATGTAGATGCCATGCAATCTAGCTTAAATTCTAAGATCAAGACGAGCAAGGAGCGCGATCGTCTTTTATCCGTATTAGAACAAAGAAATGCGCAAAAATCGGCAATGCGCCCCGAAAAAGAGACTGCCGTAAGCGCTTCTACGACCACATATGGAGTCGAATCTAACGAAACGCCGTGTCTTCCACAGCAATCCAGTAAAAAGAAAAAACACGTAAAAAGGTTATAAAGCAATCATACAAGTTAAGATAAGGTTATAAGTTATACGACGGATGATTAACAAGTATATGATTAACAAGTATAAATAATATTATTTATAATATTATTTATTATATAATGACAACTCCTCTATGGTTAACCGACCCAAGTATTTTATTAAAAAGAGAAGAGATAACTCAATTATGGCCGACTTCAGGGATGCCTAAAAACAATAAATTAAATGCTATAGTAAGAATAGTCATTTTAATCACGATATTGGGGTTTATCTTGGCAGGAGACGCTAGTTTTATTGTATCTGGAATAATTACTATAGGTTTAATTGGGCTGTATAGTAGTCAGACAAGTTGCATTAATACCGAAGGATTTGAACATAAACCTTTTGCGAAAAATAATTATACATTGCCGTCTAAATCAAATCCACTTATGAACGTACTTATGACAGATTATATGGACGACCCTAAAAGAAAGAAAGCCGCTCTTGCATACGATCGTAAGATTGAAAGAGATATAGTCGAAAAAACCACAGAAGGTATAATATCAAATTTCGGCGATTCAAATATTAAAGAAAGACTATTTAGAGATTTAGGGGATAATTTCGATTTAGACCAATCGGTTAGACCTTTTTATGCTACCGCAAATACTCAAATACCCAGCGATCAAAACGCATTTGCTAATTTCTGTTATGGCGATATGGTATCGTGTAGAGACGAAGCGACGAATAGTATAGCATGTGTTCAGGACAACACTACACTTTATTCACAACTGTAATATTTATGAATTTATTATATATGTATATAATATTTATGTCTTTTTACGAACAAACTCGGATTATTAACGATAATACAGATAAAAGTCAAGAGGAGCTACAGAACGTTCAAAGCGCCACATACAATTTGAGTAATTTTAGACCAATCTGTACAATGTCTAGCGCTATTAAGTTTGCTACAAGTCAACCCAATGTTAATTTCACAGGAGGACATCAGACTGGATTCGGTGGATGTAACATTGACGACAATAGCAAATTATTTAATAGCCCGGTAATAAGACCGAAATGCAGGGTTCCTTTAAACCATCGTATATTTTCAACTGTGCCTTATCTAGGACGCGGTGTTCACGACTCGGAGTCGGAAACATATCTTCGTCACGGAGATATCGCCAATAATAAGAAAAGTATATACCCAATCAGCGAATTTAGTTACGCGCCTTATGCGCTGACCCCTCAGATTCAGTCAATACGCAATACGATAACTAACCCTAAAAATTTAATAGAAAATTCGGCAGATAAAAGTTGGGTTCGGGGCGGAATTTCAAGTAGAATTTAAACACGAGTTAATACACATCAATTTATAATTTAAAATATATTAAATTATAAATGGAAAATCTAGAATTAGATAATTTAGATATATTATGGATAACGTTAATTAATTACGGATATATCGATTATGCTAAAAACTTTTTAAAGTCGATGGAATTATCTAATGTCAGTTTTAAATTGCTTATTTATTGTTTAGATAACGAAACCATAGAAGAATTAAAATCTTACAAAAATTGCATTTGTATAAACGCTGATGTTTTTATGAGAAGAAGACAAAAAAAGGCAGAGAAACGATTAGTTTGTTGGAAAGAACAGGAATATAAAGAATTGGTTTTTTTAAAATTAGATGCTATGTTATATTCTCTCCATAGAGGTAGGGCTATAAATATAAAATCGGTAGGGTATATCGATACAGATATTGTTCTGGTGTCTGACCCAACTGTAATAATGACAAATATTATGAACGAAAATCCGAATATCAGTGTATTTGCCCAATGCGATGAGTCTGGTCCATGGTGCTCGAATAGAACTAATTGTCCTGTTTTTTGTAGCGGAGTAATATTATTTCGGAATATTCCCGAGTTATACAAATATTTTGTATATGATGATAGCCATATTAAAATATGTTCGGGTGATCAAGATTATTTATATAAAATGTTTAAAAAATTCAATGTTCCGGTCCTAACCATCGAAAAACATATTTTTTTAAACGGTTCATATTTCGGAATTAATAAAATTACGCCTTGTATTTTGCCGAAAAGCGCATGTCTAGTTCATTTTAATTATAGAATAGGCAATGCCAAAAAAGATAAAATGAAGGAACATAATATGTGGTACATATAGCAATATTAAATATACCATAATCTATTTGTCATTTTTTTAATCCAATAATTGCCACATCCTTTAATGTTTTGACGCGTATCATAATCGTAATGTGATAAAAATAATCTAGAAAAATCGTACTTGTTATAAATCATTTCATTGTATTTTTCAAGCAAATAATCTTCGCTGATTTCAGAATAATCTTTGGTATATAAAATAGGACAATTTTTATACTTTTCTTCTATTTGAGTATTATATTCTATTATTGGAATGCATCCAGCAATTAATGCTTCGTAATGTCTGTGACAATCAATTCCATTGCCTTCAGGCGAAACTATAAATTTATAGGAAGGTAGTGTTTCAAAATATTGAGGGTGGTCAATTAAACTGTTTATTATACCGTTTTTATTTAAATTATTTACAATAAATTGTCTATTCACTCCACACGGCCTTCTACTCGTATCTGTAGTTGGATTAATTGCGCATAATACAGTATTATCGTGTTGTCCGAATTGAATAGAATCTCCTTTTTTAAAATTATAGCAATATGAATATTGCATACCTATCGGGAATGGCTGCCAGCTATCTGAACCATCAATGTGCGATGCTTGAACAATTAAATCTTTAAAATATTTGGAGGTTAGTTGCCATTCTCTCAGTGAACACATTAATTATAATTATATTAATTATATTATAATACTGCGTATAAAATAAATAAATGACATAAATGATAATTTAACCATATCAATATGTTTTATTTACCTAGAATGTTCCCTTATTTAATATGTCAATATACATTCATTCGAACATACTGTAATATTTGTACATTAGATATGGTTAAAGTATAAATTATCGCATTATTTATATATTCTAATACAATTTAAAATTGGAATAAGGTAAATAAATATTATTTATATCTTTATAAATATAATGATTTATTTACCCGATTTAAAAAAATCAAAAATATGTTTAATTTACGTTTATTATGAAAGAAAAAATGAAAGAAAAAACCAATCAAATTTAGCTTATTTCGTTAAATACGGTCTAGATGAAACAAAGTGGCTACATTTAGATATAACAACCATAATTGTAATAAATGGAAGGCAGTGCGATGTCAGTATACCGATTAAAGAAAACATACACGTTCTATATGAAGATAATTGTAGTGATTACGAAGGATGGTTTAATGGCATTGGATATATACAACGAAAACTAAATAAAGATATACACACTCATTTTGATTATTTATGCCTGATAAACGCAAGCACGTGTGGACCATTTATAGAACCAGACGTAAATTACCATTGGTTATATCCATTTTACGAATCAATGATGAAACATGACGCGGTTGCGTGTTCTCCGTATATAAATAATGTACCTTTCCGTCCTTATACGAAAATTGCATTATCTTGTAGTTTTACATTAATAAAAATAGACGCTGTTATAATGTATTTGTTAATAAACGCTAATGTACCACTCGAAGAAAATAGTAGTAATAAAATATACAACACCGTGTTGGGTAAAAAAATAAATAAATGTGACGCCGCGTTTACAGGAGAATATGGGTTATCTGGAATATTAATATCAAATAAATATAACGTTTGTTGTTTGTATAGAGACAATAGCAGACCGGTTGAAAGAGAAGAATTTTCACACAATAACAACGATTTTCTTAAAACAACAGTTTTCATAAAAAATGTATGGAGATATGAACAACCTAATGTATATGCGTCTATTCCTATACTTTATCATTATTGTAACGATTTTATTAAAAGACAGTTAAAACAGAAAGATATTTTCGACGGTTTAAATGTAGAATTAAATTATGATTTATTGAATGTACATATACCAAATAAAAAAGAATTTTACAATACGTATGGATACGCAGAAGAATATATTATTTTTCCTAAAAAAAATATGAACAATAAAGGAGTTGTTATATATGCGCATTATGATTCATCCAATATTATTTCGGATTATGTTATTCAAGGAGTAAAGGCACTAATATATATGGGATACGATATTTTATTCTACACCGCTTCTTCTAGTTTAAATAATGTTGATGTAAGCATTCTTCCTTTTAATGTTCATTATATTAAAAACGAAGGCATTGGGACCGATTGGAGAATTTGGCTTAATGGCTTAATACAAATTAAAACTAATAAATTAAAATACAATTGGATTATGATAATGAATGACTCTTTATTATTCCCAATTAATGGTATTAAAAATTGTATGACTTCGATAAAATGTATGAGAACATATTGTGATTTCTGGGGTCATTGGCTATCCCCTGAAGTTAATATACATCTCGTGGGAACCCCGATCGAGTTTAAATATAATTTGATAGATGATGTAGGAGTTTTTATAAAGGATAATTTAAACTTATGTAAAGAAAAGGTTGATTATATAATAAAACTAGAAGTATATTTAACCGCTTATTTAATTAAAAAAAAATATAAAATAGGGTCAATTATTAAATATACGGACTTTACAAATTATAAAGTAGTTTGTCCGATGTTTCACCCTTCGTTATTAAATGAATGGGTGAATAAAGAGAATTCGTTTGCGATTAAGTGGAAATATTGTCTTTCTTATTTAAATGATAATGTGGTATCCAATGAATTTAATTTTGTATCCAGATATCTACAATATGGTCCATATGCGAAAGTATACCATAAAGATATAGATGCATGTTTTAAACACATTTTATAAATGGAATAATAACACGCATAGATATTTTAATTATTATACAGTATAATTTATAACTTATACATTATACTGTATAAATTATAATATAAAATATTATTATAATGACACTTTTAGAATTATGCGAAAACAATAATACGTATAAAATAAACACACTTGAAGAGTGGATGAGTAAAATATACAATAACGAACGAATAATTAACACGCCTCATATACATACGGATAAATTTTATGTTCACTCATATATACCAGAATATGAATCATTATTTAAAGACTTGAAGGAAAACCATATAAACTTACTCGAAATAGGTATTCAAGGCGGAGGTTCTTTGGAACTTTTTAAAAGGTATTTTAAAAATGGCACAATAACAGGGATAGATATAAACGATTTTCCGTTATGGCTATCTACGTCAGATAGAATTGAGTGTTTCAAAAAAAATGCATATTCTTCTGAAGCACTCGAAATGTTTAAAGACGAAACATTTGATATAATAATAGACGACGGACCTCACGATTTAAACAGTATGCTATA